GTTGACCGAAGTTGGCACTAATAGCTGCACTACCACCATAAGGACGAGCTATAGCACAATACGTTCCTGCGGTAATACTAAACGCTGGACTTGCGCCAGTAACAGGGTTACTGGAGTTAAACCAAGTACCGTTCTTGCCAAAGAAAATCTTGTTGTTGTCAAGATCAATAGCGCACATAAACGTATCGCCAGCAGTACAAGCTGAACCATACGAAGTTAATACGTCATTATTTGCTATGCGAGCGTTATCTATCTCAAATGAATAAGATAAAGCATCATAACCCGGATAAGAATTGGTAACAAAATTCTGACCAATACCAGCACTACTATTTGTGCCAGCCGTATTTAACCTAATCTCGTAATACCACTTGCCACTTGATACTGCGATCGTACTGTTAGCGCGAGTCATCGGGCTACTAGCAGTAAGGTCTAAATTACCGTTTGCTAATCCGCTGGCTGTATTTGATATAGCATTCCAAGTACAGTAATTTCCCCGCACCTCACCACCAGCACCTGTATCTGTGCCGTAGTTAGTTGGAGTATCAACTAGCGAATCATTGCCTACACCAGCAGTTACGCTGAAGTTAACTGGGAACCAGCTATTCGGGCCAATGCTATTGACAAACATATCAAGCGTAGCAATCCAGCAATCACCTCCAATAGTTCCAGACGAATAAAATAGTCTCCAATAACGGTGCGATCCATTGTCATCAAAGCTAGTAGAGTTAGATTGTCCCGTTCCTGACGAAATATTGTGGGTTGTGGTTGTTCCTGTAATCGTTGCCCAAGTACTATTATCATCAGAGTACTGAATATTAAAAACAAGGTTGTAACTAACCCCACTTGTACTAGCTGTAAGCGTAGTAATTTTGCGTATTTTTATTGCGCGACCAAAGTCGTAACCCATCGCTGTATTAACATTTATCCCGTTAGGATCAGCGGCTGCTGTAGAAGCATTGTTATCTCTAAGGTTTACTGCGGCAGCACCAACACCATAGGTCATCGTTCCAAGAACTGAGTATCCAACGCTAGTATTGCCAAGCTCAACACGATTTAATGCTGATGCAGAAAGGTCTGTACCAATACCAAAGCTATCAGCACCAGCATTATCTGAGAATGGCAAATAGAAACCGTTAGTGCCGTATGTGCCTGAGTAAGTCTTAGGATTCCATACGCCCGTGTTGGCATCGAACTCACCGAAGCTAGTAGGGTCAAGGGCTTGTCCGTCAATCAAACGCATATCCGAAAAATACATACTTGCATATCGGTTTGCGCCATTCGTATTGCGGCCAATGGAATGGGTGTTAGCGGTGTTGATTATTAAATCAGTATTTTGTGCGCAATAGGTAGCAGTTGAGAATGCAGTAACCTGTACGCCATTGATGTATAACTTTAATCGGTTAGCTGCTGTTGCCTGAGTAGTATCAACAGTAAGCTGAATATTCATGTGCGCGCCAACATCGCGAAATACTTGTGTCGTAATTAAATTTACTACAACAGAACCCGCAACAGCAGCATAAATAACTAAAGCATTGCCGGTACTAAAAGAAATACTTGTTTCATTTAGAGACAAACTACAATCAAACAAGAATTGCTCAGTATCTAACGCTGATCTTTTAATGTTTGCATTCCACGTCCAAGTTCTACGATTTCCCGCACTAGCAGGAGTCCTAGTCAAATACGCACTATCCGCGCTATTAAACCGCAGACTACGCGCAATCTGGTAACCACCAGCAGCCGCAGCCGCTTGTGCAATGCTGTGCTGTAGGATCGTCATTAGGCTAAGGCTCCACTAGCAGTCAAATAAACATTCGTTCCGTCACCAAAGTAAGACAGCATATACGTACCAGTAGCTGACAATGTAGTAAGAACACCAGTTGCTACCTTAGTCGATGACGCAGCAGCTATCGTGTAATTCGATCCATTGACTAGTTTAATGAAACCAGACTGACCAGATGTAATGTTGGTGAACGTCAGAGTAATAGTTCCTGTAGGAGTGCAAGCAAAGTTATTACCTGCGTTCATATCAAAGGAGCCATCGTTATCTGTAACCAATGTGCCGCGCTGACTACCTGTAAACGTCTGATCTGTGTCAATACCTGCATAGTCAGTACCAGCCGTAGCCGCGCTAAACGCAGACGTTCCATTGCCTTTAATAATGCCTGTAATAGTAGCTACACCAGTACCACCATTAGCGGGAGGTAAAGTGCCTGTTACACCAGTAGTTAATGGTAGACCTGTAGCATTAGTCAGAGTAGCCGATGCCGGAGTACCTAACGCACCACCAGTCTGGTATTTATCGCTATTAAGATTCGTAAAGTTTGCATCGACCTCTACATAACTAAGTGCCGAGCCTTTACCAGCGCGAGTAACAATTGTAGACATAATTTACCCCTATGCCAAAGTTACTGAAAGATTCGTAGCCGTGATCTTAAATATATCTCCGTTAGCAATAGTCTTGCTCGTATCTAATGCTGAGTGATACAAAAGATTGCCAGACGTTACAGCATCACGAATACCGACATAAGTAATTGTTCCCCAATCAGCCGTAGCCTGTGGAAACTCAATCGCTGAACTATTAGAAGTCGCACCGTTAGATGGTGAGCTAAACGTAATAGCCTGACGTACATACGAGCCACCAGTAATCTCAGTGCCTGTATCCGCATCAGTCGGATCGTTAGTGTACAAAGCTAAATAAGTGGTAGTCGGCGCGGTATAGGTAGAACCACGCAGAGTGCCGTTAATTAGCGCATTTTCGAGATAGTTACTTATTTCTGCCATGATTTACCTCACTGACATTGACATTGGTTGACCACCGTATTCACCATTTTGGTCGGCAGTGGAAATTGCTGTAATGCTACGATCATATAAAGCTGCCCATGTTTGAAGTCGTGCATCATTCATCAAATACGGTTCAGCCTCTCCCAGTGCCGCATACAGCAAAGCATCAGGATAATTAGTTAGGAATACATTAACGATATTGCTATCCGATAGATAAGCAGGTTTGCCGTAGTACAGCATCTGAATACTATAGGCATCATCAGGTATAGGAGCGAATTGAATCTCAGAAGCCAGGATAGTGTAGTTCACTGGCTTACCTGAATCAGTTGTCCTAGCTGTGGCAAAAAATGAATTAGGTGATAAGTAAGTAACCGACGTAGCTGGAGTAGTTCTCAGATGTACGTCACGCATCTCTAGGAAGTCCGTAGGGAGTCCGACAGTCTCATCACCACCTGTAGTAGTCGCACGTGCTACGACGAGCATCTGACGCGTTCTAAGGTCTCTACGGAGCCGTTCCTCAGCCAACTGGATAAAGTCCGGTATCTGTGAAGTCAGATCACTACGACCTAAATAACTTGCTATCGTAGATTTTAACGAACTGTAATCCGTCATAACTATTTTCCTGAGTTGTGTCTCTCAACAGCCCCATCTTCTACATCATCCCATCGGTATTCATACGTACCAATGTGACCAATATGCTGAGACAGACTGTGATCTACATACGTTTGGAATCCAGCATCTAAAGCCTTGACGCAGAAGTGTACATCTTCGCCAATAATGCCTTTAGAACCCCATCCAACGTCATACCACGGCTTTTTAGTAGCCTCGAATACTTCTTTGCGAATCATTACAACACCACCACCAACAGCAGTGCAAGGTTCTATACCTTCCTTGCCTTTAGAGTCTATTTTATGCCAAGCGTGAGTAATAATGTTGCCATTTTCATCTTTATCTAACTCTAAATTCAATGCTGTAGGCAGAGTAGGCTTACGTCTAGTTACCGCATTAACCCCGACAATAGGAACATCCCTGCTTAACAATATATCTATCGTATCGCTAGGGAACCGCATATCTGAGTCAATAAACAGTATTACGTCACAACCATCAGCTAACGCAGCCTCAACCAGCTTTTCTCGCTGATCGAATATCAACGTACCCGCCATTGTGTATAACTTCAGTCCATGCTCACCCGTACCACAGCGAAACTTAGAATCTCGTCCTACCATCTTCGCAAAGTCAAACGCGAATCCTGTATGAACCTCGTCACGTGCTGGAACACATACACCAACTGTTATACCCATTAGATAGTACCCCTGTAGACTTTGAATTGTGCATTATCAGAGCTATTGAGCCATTTGGCAAACGCTACATCATCAACGATAGCAAAGCCCTTCATAACGCCTTTCTTATTCAAGTCATCAATGACTGTGAAAGGTATCCTGGCTACGTGGTGCAAATCGTTTAAATGTCCTCGTCTTGCCTTGTCAGCTTCCCTGATATGGTTATTACTTTCAAGAATCTCGGTAATATCCTGTTTAGTTTCGATGATAATGCCGCCATCACCGTCTGCGTGCACAACTTGTTGTCTAAAGGTCATAAATCCTCATAAACGCCCCCAGAGACGAATCCCCAGGGGCTATTCAATTACAGTGCCATATTCAGGTCAGCAATGATGCCATGAGCAGCTTCATTCTTAACCTCGAGCGTAACTTCAACCAGTACCTGAGTCTTATCCGCATCACCAGCTTTTGCAAGCTCGTTAGTCTGGAATGGACGCAAGTAAGCTAGTGCAGCGTACTCAGGATCAAGGATCAGAGCATCACGTGTACGCATGAAACGGTTAGGAACGACAGACATATTACCGAAGTCGGACACATAAACGTCAGCAGCACCAACGATGGTTGCAGGAGCAGCAGAGCCAGAAATGTTGTAACGAGTAGCAGCCAAGCCAGTAAAGCTAGATACCTTCTGCTTACCAGATGGACCAACCATCAGCACTTTAGGTGAACCACCCGAAGTAAATACCTCAGCAACCACATCTTTCAGCAGTTGTTCAGTAAATGTACGAGTGTTACCGTCGGTACGAGTCGATACACCGATAGTAGTTGGATCACCACCGTTAGTCTGGACGGACGAGTTAGTCTTGATCCATGACAGCAAAGAACCCATCTTACGAGCAGTAGAGTTAGTCGAACCAGCCGATGCACCCTGATTGCTCAAGAGGATAGTCTCAAGATCACGCTTCAGCTCTTGTGAAGCCTTAGCCAACTGGTATGCCTTCTCAGACTTACGACCTGCTTTGTTAACTGTATCCAGAGTGCCAGAGACCTTGATAGTCTTTTGCAGAATCTGAGTATAGTTACCCAAACGAGTAGTAGGCGACAGAGTAGCGTCAGAAGCGTCAGCACCTTCAACAGCAGCATTGTTGGTAGTTGCAGCAGCCAACGAGTCAGTCTGCCATTCGTGTCGCACAGCAGTTGCTTTAGTCTTACCGATAGAACTCATGAATGGAGTTTCAGTCGGGGAAATGTCATAAATTACGTCGGTCAAATCTTCACGCTGACCAATAGCGTCATAAGCATTATAAATAGCCATGATTTAATTCCTTATAAAAAGCGTTCAAATACACTTGCTGCATCGCGGATACTTCCGCTTGATCTAGCCCGTGCCTTTAGTTTCCTTGTTTCTTCTGCGTTACCATCTCTAGGCTTACTTACGCCAGACTTAATCGCTTTAGGAGCCTCGTTCACCTTCTTAGTGATAGCTGGCTTACTTGCGACTAACTTATCGTACTGCATAGCCTTATAAAGAGTTAGTACAGCCCGACTATCATAGACAGCCGCTAATTCGTTATCAGAGAATCCAATCTGCTTACCAAAAGCGCGAATATCATTTCTGATAGCCTCACCTTTAGCCGGATCAGTAAATTCAGGAATAAAGCTAGACAATTTCTGCATTTCCTCAGCCACTACGGACTGCATCTGTGCCTGTCTATCCTGCTCCTGTTGCTGATTAATTCGTGATCTCTCAGCTTGTACAGCAGCCAGTTGCTTATCTCTCTGAATCATCTCAGCTACCTTGACACTGTACCCAATAGGATCAGTCTCTTTCAGATAATCGAGATTTTCCTCTTGCTGAGGAGCTAGCATTTGCTCAATCATCTCTAGCCTTTGCGCGTACGTATCACGCATCTGCTTAGCTTCTTGAACTGCCTGACGCTCAGCCTCTACGACCTTGCGCTCCTCTGCTACTGCTTGCGATTTCTTGGTGTAATCCGTGCCAAGTTGATAAGACTTGATAAGCTCATCAAGCGTTACCTCACGTTCTTCTCCGGCTGCTTTAACCAGGTACGTGGGCTGCTCTTGCTCCTCACCGTCATCATCTTGTTCTACCTCAGACTCATCGTCTGATTCGGCATCGCTTTCGTTAGCTTCTGAAGCGGATTCTGGTTGTTCCTTATCGGAGCCATCTTCCCGATCCATCATGCTCAAGAAAGCGTTAGCTGCACCTTCTACCGTTAACTCACCACTACCTTCCGGTGTCGTGTTCTGAGTATCGCTCATTAATGTTTCCTTAATTATATCGGGAACCGCCCGATCCGGACTACAAAATCTTTAACTTTTTTTGGTCAATTAGCTTTTGATCTGCTAATCCCTGTACATAATTATCAATAGACTCAAGCACCCTAATCCGTAGATAAGCCTGCTCACGTACCTCTGCATCCGAATAATCGCTATTGAGGAACTTGGCTAACTCTACGCCTCGTAACTCCTCCATCATTTCAATGAAGTAATCATCTCTCAATAGGTTTAACGCCCATTCGGTTCTATTCACGCCATACCTCTAGTCAATGAGCCTAGTTCACGTAAAGCCTTTAGCGTTAACTCAGTCTGCTTGTTCTTCGTAGCCTCGTCAGCTAAGTCCATAGCTAGGACAGCCTGCAATTGCTTAACAGCCAGTTCAGCCTCTTTAATGCGTAACTCAGCCGTATCACGCTGGTTCTTCATCTGCATTTCTATACCTTTTCGGGTATATTCGGCTTCCAGAGTCTGTTTCTCAAGTTCAAGTTTCGCTGAGTCGATTTGTGCCTTTGCCTGAGTCTTTTCTCTCTCAACCTCTGCCAGCATCTTAGCAATCTCTGCTTGGGCATCCGGTGTTGGAGGCTGTGGCTGAGACAATTGAGCATTCTGCTCCGGTGTGATTTCATTCATGAACTCGTTAGCATCTTTGAAACCTGCCGACTCAATGAACTTCGCTAATGTATTGCGATACTGAGCCACAGATACCAAAGGATTAGACGGACCATACTGCTGGATGATCTGCTCCTGCTTGGCTAATACCATCTGAAGCATAGCTAACTTCTGCTCTCGATCACCTGAACCTAGACCAACATTGACGCTAATATCGTACTCATTAGCCCATGTACGCGGATCAAAGGTTACGTACTTACCACGCATACGAACGACTCTAGGCTTATCCTGATACTTACCCAATAGATGCAAGATACCTTTAAACAGACTCTTAACACCTGTTTCAGCGAAGATACGTGCAATCAACTCCAGCTTGCCAGAGTTAGACTTCATCATCGCAGCTACAGCCGTAGCCGTTACATTGTTCAATACGTCTGGATCCATGCCCTGCTGTGCATCGCTAACACCTGTTCTCTTAGCCTGAACCGCATCCAAGTATTCCAGCATCGGCATAGCCTGAGCGAATGTACTCTGTACCGTTAATGGAACCAGCGCATTAGGATTCTTGATACGGATAATTCCACCCGGAGTAGCATTAAGCAGGTCGTCCATGTTGCATTGTCCGTCGACTGCACCTATTCGATTGTTGTTGGTGAGATAAAGGTTATCTAAGCTCTGACGAGTTATCGTGGACTTCTGCAACTGAATGTCCATAGTCCGATCAGCTAGTGATTGACCAAAGAACTTGTGCGGGATTGGTATAGGACAGATAGAGTGGAACGGTACGTAATCACATTCCTCATCTTCGAGTATCTCTGAGCCACAATAGATAATGCGACGCAACTCAGCAATACCGTCATCATCCTCATCTATGCGTATATAGCACTCGTATACCTCAAGAGTCTGCATAGCCTGATCTAAACTAGTATTCTGGTCTGGCTGCTCACCATTAGGGAAACGTGCAATACGCTCAGGACTGAACTCAAGATCGTTATAAGTGGCTAAGTCCTCGACGATATCCTTATCAAAGCCCATAGCAATCAACTCTGAACGAGTCATCAGCCGACGATGGGCTACAAAGCTAGACTCCTCAATGTTACGAGCAGACTTGGATATTAAGAACTCCTCAGGCGGTACATTCTCAATCTTTACCTGACCTGATTCTTCTGTACGCTGTACGTACACCTCGTATGATGGTATCTGAATGATATTACCCATCATATCCTGCTGCTCTGTGTATTCTATTTCCTGCTTGATAACTTTAAGCGACTGATCCGATAGCAATAATGCCAGCTCATCCTCAGTCAGATTCTTATATTCTTCTTTGCGGACATCTACCTTGTCATCCCAGTAAGACTTAACTACGCCTACCTTTTGTAGCAGTGCATCCTTGAACCAGTTATGCAGGATAAGCATGCCATCATTGTCACGATAGAAAGCCCAGTTGCAGTAGTCTGTCGCCTGTTTAGCCGACTCCTCGTCTTGTGGTCCTCTTGGCTCGAAGTAAACAATATCTTCAGTGGTAGTAAATACCCGAATCAGTTGCGGCAATGCACCATCGATAGCTTCGGCTACCTCACCTGTGACGATCTGCGAGCGACCTTCTTGCTCATTACCGTAAGGATTGCGTAAGTAATACTCTAATGCTCTACGACGATCTTCTGTAGTTTCAGTGTCAAGATAGCCTATCGAGTTATCAATCTCATTCTCGATAATGCCTTTAACTGTGCCTTCGTCCATCATAATGCGTTCCTCTTAGGATTTTCGCAATTATACAATCCATTTAGTATTAATGGGCAAATCTGACTGCCATGAAGTCTCATCTTGGTCAAGGCTTATTGAAAGGTAGCGAAAGGAATCTGAGGCATGGCTAGACCAGTCATGTAGCGGCTTATCGTAGAACACTTGCTGCCTCTCGTTATACTCTCTACGGTAGTTCCTAAGAGCATCTAGCCCAGTCTTAGTCTTGTGATCGAACCAGCACTGTGGCAATAGCCTTCTAGTGGCTTGAATACCGTCTGCAATCGACAATCTAGGAGCTACAGTTATATCCAGTCCAGCCTCCTGTAGAACCTCTTTACGGCTCTTTCCTGTGCCTAACTCCCTTACTTCCACATCGTGCGGAAGAAACTGCGTGAAACCTTCGTACTTGTTCTCTTTAAGCCAGGATACATACCAGTCCAGACCGACTCCGTGGTTTTCCGTGTAATCAATAAGGCGTACTTCTTTTCCAACCACCTGAGCAACCCACAGACTAGTAGAATCGCTAATCCCCAAATCCCAAGCAACATAAGACTTGCACAGATCATCGCGCTCAATAGTCGTGACTCGGTTCTTTTCCTCAAGATTATTGATAATCTGCCCATAATATGAACCTTCTACGGCTGCATCAAAAGAGCACTCAAACTCTTGGTTGTACTTATCATCGCCCATTTCCTTACGAGCGTCTCTGAGTTCCTTCTCAGCCAGTATCTTCGTATCACTAGCCTTGAACTCTAATAACTTCCAACCTTCAGCAGTCTTAGCCCTGTCTCTGAACTCTGCAAAGTGGTTCCTACCTTTGGGAGTACCAATAAACAAACACCAGGTAGGAGCCTCGTCTGTATTCCTATCCGCTAGTGCCGGTCTAATGACCTCGTTCCATATCTTAGGGTTCTGGTCGCCTATCTCATCAAGGATAACGCCATCGAAATACTGCCCACGCAAGCTATCAGCATTATCAGAGCCGTAAAGACTAATGCGCCTACCCCAAAAGTCAACCCTAAGCTCGCTGATGTTAGCCACAGCCCCAAGAGGGCGAGTAAATTCCAGCAGGTAATCCCAAGCCACGCGTTTCGACTGTGCGTAAGTCGGAGCAATATAGGCAAATCGTGGGTTTGGTTTAGTGCATTCAATGGCAGCCTTGATTAGATGATTAATCGCGCTAACAGTTTTTCCCATACGACGATGGGCAACTACGACTGTGAACCTATGGTTATCTACTGCCTCATGAATAGCTACTTGCTGTTCACGTGGTCTATAAGCAATCTCGATTACTTCTGCCATGTAACCACGTGCTGTTGAGGAGCACCGTCCATACCTGTTACCTCAGTCCTAGCCAATTTAGGTATATGGTACTCACTGAGCTTTTGCATTAAGTCCAATGCCTTAGCAGGATCAGGCTTTAGTCCATAGACCTCATCGCCCTCAGCTACCCTCTGTAGCCATCTATCCATGTAAGGTACGTTCTTCTCTAGTAGCGTAGCAATAGCATTACGTACTACTGCCGTACTCTTATTAGGTACTCCAGCAGGTCTACCCTTACCAGCATTAGTTAAACCTGGATGCGCTGTAGTGTGTTCTTCTTTACTGACTTCTGTTTCCATTTTTGCATTACCTTTCAGGTGTCATGCGTAAAATACTTTGTACATATCCGGTCTGTTAGTCTTTATCCATTCCCGCGGTTCTTCATGGCACTTAGCAAAGTCTGTTCCAACTGTCTGCGATCCTGCATGATGAACGTATCCACGACTTACAAAGTGCTGATAACCAGCCTTGTTTAAGTCATGACATATTATATTGTCTGAATACCAATTAGTGCTAGGGAATTGTGCTACATCCCATGCCCTTCTATTTATAGCCGCAAATATGGGAGCAATAACATCAACCATCTTTATATGGTTCTCGCTATTCCAACGCAGCCCGACAATAGTATCTTCGTCTACTGGTACTCTTATATTCTGATCTGGTAATACGTAATCTGATCGTGCCCCTAAGAATCCAGTTGCGAACTCCTTAGTCACCATATCCCAATCTTCTTGCATCTTCTCAATAGTATTTGGCGTTAGCACTACGTCATCGTTAGCAATGATTACTGAATCGTAATGCCCTGTATTGAACGCATAGGAGACAATTTCATTATACGCATCTCCGAAATTGGCAGCAGTATTTGGTCGGAAGATGACTTTATCGCTTCCAAGTCTCTTTCTA